TATCGACTTTATATGCAAAAAGCAATATCTGAAAATCAGGGGACTGCACATATTTGTACAGCCCCGATTTTCTTATGTCGACGCTTGAATATGTTTCAATATCAATCGACAAATTTTTCATATTACATACCTAAAAAGCTATAGCCGTTGCCCTGCTGAGGGTACGCTATTGGCTGCTGTGTCTGTGGATAGCCTACTGATTGTTGCGGATAAACCGTCGGCTGTTGAGCCTGCTGAGGATAAGTCGTTGACTGTACCGGTGCACCGAAATCTTGTTTCGCAGTTGTACCACCACCAAGAGGCTCACCGTCACGAAGTTTTTGCACATTACCAAGACCGCAGCCAATTCCTTTCCTTCCATGACCGTTATATGGATAGAACCTTATTGAAACTCTTCCATAGCAGCCACTATAAACGGCAGTTGGAGAAAGAATAGGCTGAACATTTTTATCAACAACCTCCGGCTTATTCTTTGAAGAAGCCGTAAATACCCAGTGACCTTTGCATTCGGGACCAAATTCTTCGCCATTCTGTCTTATTCCGTCACCGTCATGTACCGGCGTTGCAGGATTAGGCGGAAGTTGTATGCCGTTGTTTATAGCCTCCTGCATAGCTTGTTGTATAGCATTATCTATTGCCTGCTTAGTTACAACATCTGTTTTTGGTACAAGTATGGTGACCGAATATTTAGGGTCATTACCGTCTCTTGAAATCGCATTAAAAATGTTAACATAAGAAAGTCTTACTTCACCTGTTACTATTGTATCTGACATAATATAAATCTCCTTTTATTTAAAATCTTCTGTTGCAGTTGTATCCTGCACATATTCTGGGCGTTTATCACTCTCCGGAACGAGAGTGGGCTTACCTTTAGACTTTTGAAATAAGTCTGAAAAATCTCCAAAATATTCTTTACCTATGAGTTTTTCAAGCTGCGCTACTGAAAGTGTTTTTCTTTCATATGCGAGCTCAGTAGGATAGCCAAGCAAACGCAGTCTATGTTCTATTTCCTCTGTGTCTGATGACCAACTTCTTGAACCTCTGCCCTCAACTGCTTTCCACCCTTCAACTTTACCGCCTTTTAATAATGTCTCGAGTGCATATTTTTCAAGATCCTCAACCCATTTTTTAAGGTCTTGTGCTTGTTCCAATACTTGACCGACTTCATTATCACTTAAAGTTGGTTCTCCGTCCTGTGCAATCGGGGCAGGCTTAGCAAATTCATACTGTGCAAGCTGTAAATTTTCTTCAGCTCGTTTTCTGCAAGTTGAAGCTATTTTGCAAAATTTACAATGTGCGCCTGACTTAAATTCGCCCTTACCGTCATAAGCAAGCTGTGCGATAGATTTAATGCTTTCGCCCCAGGAGAGCAAATCCTCAAGTGAAATCTTCCATTCCGATATATCATCAAGTCTTGGCTGGATAATTGAAAGGTGTATCTGCTTTATTGGGTAGAACATTTGGTATAAATTAACGGCTCCAAGAGCATACAGCTTCATCTGTGGGTTGTCCTCTGCGGACACAGGTACGCCTTTACCGTATTTAAAGTCAATAATATGTAAATTCTCACCGCAAACTATAATACAATCAGATGTACCAAAACCATCTGGAACATAGTTGCTGTAATCAACTTGTTTTTCAACAAACATTCCTGGGCGTGAATCAAAACTCATTGCAAGTTTTTTCACATGGTTAACATAAACATCTGTATATGTATCCATCTCTGGTTGATAAAGTTCACTCTTTTTCAACTTATTAAGCTTTGTTGTAATCGTTCTCTTAGGTACTGGGGCTATAAATCCAGAGAGTTTGATTTCGCACATCTCATGCGCGAGAGTACCCTCTTTTGCATAAATGCTTTCTGTGTCAGGCATATTTTCTGTAAGCCTTACAGATGGTGGGCAATTAAGCCATCTTGCCGCAGAGCTTGCAGATAGAAGTGCGTGTTTATCGGGCATTAAAGCACACCTCCAAGATTTCTAAGACCGTTAGCAAATTCACCATATCTTGCAGGTGGAATATCCATAAGTGTAGCAACACCAAAGCTTTGTACAAGTGCTTGTATCTGGGCGACCTTACCTGCGTCAAGAAGCGGTGCGATAGCTGTCTGTAGCTGCTCAATAGTGTAGTTTGGTACATTTGACGGCTGAACAGGAACGCTGTTTGGCACAGCTGTAGGAGCCGATGTAGGCACAGTAGTAGGTACTGGCATTGGCATCGGCATTGCTGTTGAAGCAACAGCATTTGTTGGAACAGTTTGCAATGGCATAACTGTTGAAGCAACAGGTGCAGTAGGAATGGCAGGGGATTCTTTCTTAGGTTCGAGCTTCATCGATGGCTCAGCAATATTCTTCTGAATAAGCTTTAAAACCTCCATAGCCCCCTCCGCTGTAATCTCGTTGAGTGTAAGATTTACTGTCATAATTAACATCCTTTCCGATTTGGTTTTTATTATGTATACAGTCCGTATTTGGACAGTTACAATCGCATATATGCTCATCCGAGCAACTGTATTCAACAAACATAGACTATTCCTCTTCTATAGACACAAGAGCTTCGCCTTGAATTATCATTTGACTTGCAACAACTCTCATTGAAAGACCTGTTTTATCCGAAAGCTTTTGAAGAATAATCTCTGCTTCCGGTGAAATTCTTACAACGCCTGAAAGGCTGCCATAGCGCTTCGGCGCTTTCAAAATGATTCTGCCTTCTTCTTTCATCTTTCTACCTCCGTTTTCGTTATTCTATCGAATTTTTCATGAGATATATTCTCGCTGATTGTATCTCTGATATTGTAAGACTGCGAAAATTCTCACTGTCTGCTGCTGTAATGACTACTGTGCCTCTTATATCACTACCGTAGTAATCAATGTTAGCTTTCTTGTCTTTAATTCTGCCGTCTTCATCGATTACTCCAATAAGTCCGTTGCCAAGATTAATGACTTCGATGTAACCGCCAACAGCCTGTTGAAAAGCTTTGAGGGTATTCGGAATCTCGATTATTTGCGAAATCTCGCCTGGTTGTTGAATAACAATCTTGATTTTATCTGCTTCATGTGTTACACTCTTAACAGTATATGTTTTTCTTTTTCCGTTCTCGGAGTTGCAGCTCTGAGGGCGGACTTTTTTTATTCTTTTATCCATATAAAATTACCACCTTTCCAAACTTCGTGAATCATTGCTCTTTTTCTGAGTAGATGCTCTGTTGGTGCGATTATTTCAGCACCATTAAATCCCCTATCTATGCGGCGTGAAATCGTTTTAGGTCCTACACCAGATATTTCTGCCCATTCAGGGATTGTGTGAGCTATTCCGCCAATTACTATTACTATGCCTCGCAATTCTCATTGCCTCCTCTCGACTTGGGAATCATTTGCTTCTTTGCTTTTGTGTTCGGCTGATTTAACATTGCCATTTCTTGCTCTAAAAACCTTATCACTCGTTGATAATCAGCTTTTGAGCTAAGCGGAGCCTCAAATCTCACGCCGTTTTCAGTTCGGGCTTTTATATAGCTCATTTTTATCACCTCCCAACTATCATGTTCTTTAACTCCTCTTCGGCGATAATCTCAATAAGCTTCTTTATTTTGTTGAGCTTATCGCCGTCCGAGTTATGACAGTTATGCATCAGACTTTCAATCATATGCACACATTCTTTGTAGCCCTCGTTCAAACCTTTTTTATCAATAAGCTCCTTGAGATATTTTTCCATTTCCTGCACCTCCTTTTATTGCGTGGTCCCAACAAGCTTGAGCTTCTGCAACTTCTTAAAGCCTTCTTCAAGTTCCGCTATATTTATACCCCAGGCTTTGTAGGCAGATTTCGTGTTTACATAATTCGGACGAAGAGCTGGTTTATTATCTACTCGCATTTGTTCTCTTGCCAGATTTTTCAATTTAACAATGCTCGGCCTTGAAATCTTTCCGCCCCATAATCGTTTTATTTCACTGTTACCAATCTCAGCACAAGAGTAATATATTTCGATTACTGTTGCTAAATCAGGGTTCGCCAAGCGTACCATATATTCTCACCTCCTTTCATTAATTAAACAACCTATTGTAAGTTCCACGCCAAGAGCTTTTAGTAGCTTGTCGGCGTTCTCAAGTGAAATGCTGTTCTTGCCTTGCTCCCAGTTAACGATTGCACGATATGTAAATCCTGTTTTCTTTGCGAGAGCATATTTAGTAATACCTTTTGATTCACGAGCTTTTTTGAAAAGCTGTGCAAAACTTTCCTTGTCCATTGACAAACACTTCCTTTTGTGATACTATACTTAGTGTATGAACTGCAATTTATATAACTAAATATAGAAAGGGTAGATAAAACTATGACAGATAAAGTTGATATGGATATAGCAGATTCGAAAGCAGTGCCAAATATTTTAAATCCACCATCAAAAGTAATTGGAAACGCATTGAGTGATTTATTAAATATAGCTTTTGGATATTTATTACATGAAAAATCCGAAGAAAAACGCCTAAAAAGTCAAAAGCATATTGAAGAACTTAGCAAAAAATTGAATGAAAACGTATCATCTATACCTGAAGAACATCGTATTCCTCCCAAAAAATCTATAGTTGGACCCGCTCTTGAAGCAACAAAGTATTATTTCGAGGAAGATGAAATCAGAGAAATGTTTGAAAATCTGATAACAAATTCTATGGATAACAGACAATCTGCTAAAGTTCATCCATCATTTACTGAAATAATCAAACAAATGTCTCCATTAGACGCCCAAAATCTAAAACTTTTTGAGCATAAAGCTCAACTTCCGATCGTTCAATTTAAAGCTAAGTCAAGAGATGACATCAACAAATACATACTAGTTGCTACTAATGTTTTTATATCAAATACTGATTGCCAAGATATAGATTTACAGGCTGTTTCTATTTCTTCACTATGCAGAATAGGACTTTTAGAAATAAGATACGGTGAATATCTTACTGATAATTCAATTTATGAACCATTTTTGTCTTTACCAATCTATAACGATACTAAAAATCAGCTTGACCTTCTTAACATTGCCAGTGACAAATTTCCTGAGATTACCAACAAGGAAAAATATTATTTACATTATGAAAAAGGTGTGGTTCAATTAACTCCATTAGGGAATACCTTTATTTCTGTTTGCCTGAACCCTTTACCCAATAAGAAACCAAATCCATAATCATCTCCAACATTTGCTCTGCGAAGTCGTCTACTATCTTAAAGAAATAGACGGCTATTATTTTACCTGTTATCAAAGAAGAAAGAGCAGAAACAATAACTACTAATAAGGTTGTTCCTAATATTTCTATTTTCCTCACCCCTCTCACTGTGTCCCTGTTATGCTCCTTTCCAAGTAGTTGCATTTTGCAACTTATTGAGCAAAAAAATATTTGCCAAATTCTCCTGATTCAATAGCAAGAAGATTGGCTAATTTTTCAGCTTCTTCAAGGTTGAATGGACGAACATTATTGATTTTTTGATTTGCTGTAGGAGGTGCAATATTCAATGCTTTAGCAACATCAGCCTGTGTAATCTCAAGTTCTTTCATTCTACCCTTGATTTTATTTGTGTTTATCATGTTACTCTCCTTTCTGTTGCGTTTTGCAACTTGAATGTGTCTATATATTATCATAGCAACACGCAAATGTCAATAGCATTTTGCAACTTTCTGAAAAATTTTTTAAAAATATGTTGCACTATGCAATTACATATGATATATTATATGTAAAGATTTTTATAGATTTAACTACATTACAAGGAGTTGACAATATGGCAAATCCTATTGAAATTGGTAAAAGAATTAAATTAGCACGAGAACTAAAAGGTATGACTCAAGAGCAACTTGGTAAAGAAGTTGGAATGAATAAATCTACTATTCAAAGATACGAAACTGGTCAAGTTTCAAAAATAAAATTACCAGTTGTTGAATCATTAGCAAAAAGCTTAAGTGTAAATCCTGATTGGCTCATTGAAAAAAGTGATATAATGAATAATTTTGGTACTCAAAATTTATCAGATATAAAAAACATAATCCCTATGCCTAAGATGAAAAAAGTTCCTTTAATCGGCACAATAGCTTGTGGAGAGCCGATTTTAGCACAAGAAAACATTGAGGACTATGTTAATATGCCTACAAACCTTGATGGCACATTTGCCTTGCGTTGTAAGGGCGATAGTATGATAAATGCACGAATCCTTGATGGTGATATAGCTTTTATAAGAGAACAGCCAGAAGTTGAAAATGGTGAAATTGCGGCCGTTCTTATTGATAACGAAGCTACTTTGAAGCGTGTTTACTATTATCCCGAAAAATCCATGCTAATACTTAAACCTGAAAATAACAAATATCAAGATTTTATCTATATAAACGAGGAACTTAATGACATTAGAATAATTGGGAAAGCTGTTGCATTTCTTAGTACAGTTAAATAATAAAAAAAAACCGCTCCCACCGAGTACCAGTCAGCGAGAGCGGAAATCATTACAACGGGTGCAATGATACGAAATTCGCAAAAATATTGTATCATACCCTTGTAAATTTTTCAAGTGAAGTTTACAAGGGATTTTTGCACCCTTTTTTAAGAAAAGGAGTGTTAAATATGCCAATCACAAAGGTAGCAGGCAAGAAAAACGGTAAACAAAAATACCGTGTAAGAGTAAATTATACAGATAGTTTCGGCAAAGCTCAACAGATAGAGCGTACTGCATACGGACTTGATGAAGCGAAAGAAATTGAGCAAGAACTGCGATTAAAGGTTACCGAGCGTGTTTCTGGTGAAGGGCTAACAGTATCAGAACTTATGGAAGAATATCTCAAGGCTAAGCGTACAGAAACACGAGAAAGCACACTTGATAAATCGAAACGCATATTAAAATATCACGTTATACCTTATCTTGGCGAGTATAAACTCAAAAAGCTAACCGTACCAGTGTTGCAAAAATGGAAAATGCGCATCAGCGAAAAAGATTTAGCCGTTACAACACGACAAAATATATATGCTGAATTTAGAGCTTTACTCAATTACGCCGTAAAGATGGAATATATTCCAACAAACACACTTTTAAAAATAGGTAACTTTAAAACTACTTTGGAAAGCGAAACTAAACATACAATATCATACTATACAGCTGATGAATTTAAACAGTTTATTTCTGCCGCTCGGACCTGTGCAGAATCTGCACAAGCTAACGGAAACTATTTTGAGTGGAATTACTATGTATTTTTTGCAATAGCCTTTTATACAGGTATGCGTAAAGGTGAAATACACGGTTTAAGATGGTCAGATATTGATGGCAAATATATTTCCGTTAAACGCAGTATCTCTCAGAAAGTTAAGGGGGACGATAGAATAACCCCTCCAAAGAATAAATCATCAATTCGCACTCTGCAAATTCCAAAACCTTTAATTGAAATATTAAATGAGCATAAAGAGCGTTGTAAGATATTTGACGGCTTTTCAGAAGAAAATTACATCTGTGGTGCTAATAAGCCTCTAAGAGATTCAACGATTCAAAAGAGGAATATTAAATTTGCCCAGCTTGCTGGTATCAAAACAATACGCATACATGATTTCAGACATTCTCACGCTTCACTTTTAGCGAACGAGGGAATTAACATTCAAGAAGTTGCCAGAAGGCTTGGTCATTCTGATGTTGAAATGACTTGGAATACATATTCACATTTGTATCCTCGTGAGGAGGAAAGAGCTGTCGCTGTACTTGATGAAATTATATTAAAGCTTGAATAATTCGGGGATTTTTCGGGGATAAACAAAAATAAATCCGCATAAACAGCTTGCTTATGCGGATTTACTATATCTTGGTGGAGATGACGGGAGTTTATTTTCAAGTTAGTAAAAAGAAATAAGTGTAATTTTGTGCTAATTTTATTTGTTTAGTGTTCATTTATGTACAATTTTATTAACTTTTAAAAATCAACAAAAATAGATTTCTGGGATAATTCGGGGATTTTTTGCAAACAAAAAGAGCCGTACCCACACACTTGTGTAGATACGGCTCTTAATAATTTTATGTTATTTTACTCTAATCTTCTGCCCGACATAGATTAAATCTCGGTTCTTGATGTTATTAAGCGATACAAGCTTGTCTACTGTTGTGTTATACCTGTAAGCTATGTAGCTGAGTGTGTCACCGCTCTTAACTGTATAATAAACTTTATCTGATTTTGTAGTTGAAGTTGTACCGACTTTAGCAGTGTAATCAAGGCATATCCAACCGCCGTACTTGCCAACATAACCCCAGTTGCCTGATACTTTGCTTACTGTTGCCACAGTACCGCATTTTAGGGCGGTAATTATGTTGTAGTTTGTGCCTGCACCCTTGCGGACATTAAGCCCTGCCTGTGCTGTTACCTTTACGGAATAATCTGTTTTTTTAACAGTGCTTGGCTTAGCTGTTGGCTTAGTTGTTGCGGGTTTGGTAGATGTGTAGTCTTTAAAAATCCAGTTCATATCAACTGAACCCGAAATGCCTGGCACACTGCCATTTTCTGAGTACTGCCAGATTGCACAATTGTAGCTTGGTGCAGACACGCCCCAGTTTGCAAGCCAGATGTCGTACTTATTTATCAGCTTGTCTTTATGCAAATAATTGCATAGCCAATTCGGGTTGCAATAGAGCATTGGACGATAGCCAGCAGACTTGATTCTATCGCAGAAGGCAATGACAATGCTTGTAAGAGCATCTTTGCCTAATTTTGTTTGTGAAGAATCTTCAATGTCAAAAGCAACAGGTAAATCTATCTTATAGTTTTTTATTGTTTTTAAGCAAAAATCAGCTTCTTTTTTTGCTTCGGCGGCGGATTTTGCATAACTATAATGGTAAATGCCGCACTTAACACCAGCTCGCTGAGCGTTTGTAATATTGCGCACAAACTTATTATCAACTTGATTAGGATTTTCTACGCCGAAACTCGAACGAATCATAGCATATCTTACGCCTGATTTATAAACCTTATTCCAGTCGATATTGCCATTCCAAGTACTTACATCAATAAGCTTCTCTCTCATTGCAAATACCCCATTTCCCTATAATAAGCCTTTTCTGCCTCAATTTCCTCTGCTGTGACACTGTTAATGTCATCATCAGTTATTTCCATACACTCTTTAATTTCGTCATTCGTCTTGCCGTATGCAAGTGCTTTGATAAGCTGTCTTTTAGTCTGTTCTGTCATTATAATACTTCCTTTCATTGTTTAATCCGTTCAGTCCTCCGCTTCTGGCAAGCTCGCAATACTCGTTAACACAGATAAAATGCCTGCCAGTAAACTTGCAGAGCCTAACATAGCCCAGTTTACATCTTGCATAACTGCTGATACACCAATTGTAGCAACCGCCGTCTGAGCAACTGTTCTAATTGCTCTTATGCCTGCTGCTTTAATCCATTTTTTAGCTTTTGTACTCATCATATTTAACCTCTCCTTCTCCTTCATTTTGAATCTTGTTCTAAGTCGCTGATACGGTGATTGATAACCTTGATTTCTTCATCATAAAGACTGGTTGCCGTTGTGACAGTTTTCTCAATTTCGTACATTCTCTCAACAAGATGATTATGCTTGTCAACCTTTTTTTCAAGCTGTTCAAGGCGGTAGAGATTAAGCTTTGAGGTAACTAAAATACCGCCAAGAGAACCTATAAGCGAGCAAAGTGCAGATAATAAACTTAGTATAATTTCAACATTCAATTTTCATCACCTCTTTTCAATTAAGTTTTAATCAATGTATTGCTATCAATAGCGAAGTATTTGTTGCTATCAATAATCAATATGCTTCCTGATGTGACATTTGAGCAATCATACACATTTTTCATATCGTATACAGCACTGCTATTTTGCACAAGCGGTTTACTTTCTATAATTTCTACATTTTCATCTCGACTATAAAGCAAACGATTAGTTGTTTTATAAATTTCTCCCTTATGATTTTCGTCTGTACGAATAAACTCCGATTTGCTTGCTATTGTATTAATACTATTGCTATAAGCTACAATGTTAAAATTCTGCTCGTGGTACGACATTAAATTGTACTTATAAGCATTCGGCAGAGATTGATTATGGTCACTAAACAACATTACTACTGTGTTATCGTTTGAAATTAACATAAAGTTAAATGTTCTCGTTGCTATATCTGTTACGAATTTCATAGCACTTGAAAAAAACAAGCCCACACTTGATTTATCCACATTATTGATTACTGTCTGTATATTATATTGATAAGTTGACTTATTAATCGCCACGGCTCTTATAAGCTTTATCTTATAGCAGTTATTCACATCAAAAATTATAGTAACGATATGAGATGAATCTTCATTAGCAAACTCTGCGTCAATATCTGTTTCGCAAGTAATTCTGTTATCTGCTAATGTTAATTCATTTGCAAATGCTTTGATAAAATCCTTTTCTGTGCCGTTTATGCTTACTGATTTATTTATGTAGCTCATTCTGTTTCCTCCTCGTCATTAGCCGTTATAATTGCAATTGGATATACAATCTCTACTTTATGCTTATTAAGCCAAGCGGCAATACTTGCACTATTCTCATCACAAGTACCAGTCGGCAGAACAATATACAATGCTTGAACGTTATTTATGTATATAGCTGTATCTGATACAGCTGTTAAAGTTTTTTGCTTACTTACAGATAATCTATTGCAATATACATTTGTTGCCTGTGGTTCTATCAAATCATTAAATGTTGTCTTTGTATAACCTATCGCAAAATATCCATTCGCAACTCTTGTATCCCCACTTTTTATAATTGCAGTAATTTGAGTGTTTCCATCAATTACAGCGTATCCGCATTTTTTCTCAACTGATACTACACCATCTGTAATCGCAATTGTATCGCAAGTGTTATCAGGCAAACTATACAATTCTATACCATTTACTTTCCTGCACACAAAAATTGATGGATTATCAAGTGATTTAGTGCCACTGATTATTTCTATTATTTTGCCACTTATTATATCCGGTAGATTATAATACTCTATTGGTATACTAAATGCGTGTGTCTTTACTGCAAAATGTAGCGGCTTAACTGTATAATGGTCTGACTTGCCGCCGCTGGGCCTATCGAGCTTGGCTTTCAGACCTACTTTAGACTTAACAACACCTTTCATCATACATCACTCCTTTTGCGTCAATGTATTAGTAACAACAAATTCACTGCAATCTATGACGATATAATATTCTCCGCTTGCAGTTTGCAAAGCAACTTCATATAAATAGTTACCAAGCAAGTTTTGTGTGTCAGCAGGCTCAAGCGTTATATTATAGCCATCACCATCTTTACTATCTGAGGTTGATACTTTTTTAATAGCGTAGTCAGTAGCAGATAGTGACTTTTTAACGCCAAAGATAAGTTTATCTCCACTTTCAAGAGCATAAATTGTATTGTCATTGTTATAGATAACAATATTAATAATCTTTGTTGTGCCACGCTGTATAATTAGATTTGTATTACCTTCGATATTTAGTTTGGCAACTTGTAATGATATGCCGACAATTCTCAAATCTTCATTGGCTTTCGTCAAAACAACAGCACAATCAAAAATACCTGACTGCTCTGTAAAATCATCCGATAATTCAAATGATACCACACCATTTTCAGCGTCCTCAATCATTCCCTCAACGCTTACCGCACCATCAGAGCGTATTTCGTACAGTTTAATTGTAAAGCCTGTTAAGTCAAGCATTTTATTTACAACTGTTGCGTTTGAGGTTGGAATAACTACACCCGACTTTTCGATGATATTGCAAATAATCTTTCTGCTATCAGCTTCACCTTGTACAGCATAGAGATTGACTTGATTCATCTCATAAGCATTGAGATTGACTTCATATTCCATTTATATCACTCCCAACTTAAAACATTACAAGCAATACCATCAACATAAACTATTGAAAATATTATTTTATGACCATTTATGTAAATATCTTTTCCATTTATATAAAGTCCATCTCCGTCATATCCTTTACCCACACGAAGCATAGACCCTACTGATACACTATTTAAATTTTCCATACTGCAACTTGGGTTTCCTTGATAATCATATCCTGGATAAAATATTTGTTGTTCAGTATCGTTGTGTGCAAAAAATATCATTCCATTTTTCATTCGTAATGAAAAATCTCCGCTTGTTGATGCAGATATAAATTCCCCAGAAGAAAGATTAAACGAACTCGGATTATTTCCCAAGCTTTCAATTTTTCCAGCTTTTATAAGATTGCCATTCAATATACCTGTTGTTATCTTACTTGCACTTAGTGTACCTGCTTTAATAGTCTCACCGCTCAGTGTATCAGTTTTTATTGTATTGCCGTCAAGAGTTCCAATTTTAATTGTGTTACCGTTCAATGTTCCTGACTTAATAAGGCTTGCATTCAGAGTCCCTGCGTTTATCCAATCTGCGACTATACCCTCTGTTGCAAGGATTTTCAAAACCGCATTTCCGTTTTTATCAACTCCCGCTACATATGTCTTACCGCCGTCAGATGATATAAAAATACCGTCAACAGTCTTTTTCCATATAGTTTTGCTATCGGATAAATTTTCTTTATCGTGCATATAACAAATAATTGAGCCGTCATCTTGGCTTTCTATTGTTTCATAATATCCCATAGCATTTGTTGCAAGCTGATTCATCTGCTGCACTCTGATGTCATACTCGGATATTTGCATTTCCGCTTGCTTCTTAGCCATAGCGATTATTGTAGCTGATTGGCTTCCTCCGGCACGATTCTTTTCGTTGAATGTTTCTGCGTCACAAGCTATCTGCATTTTATTGTCAATGTTAAAAGTAACGCTTGTAATATATGTCTTGTAAGCATTTCCGCTGTAATCATATATGGTAACAATATCTCCTGCCTCTATTGACGGGTCGGAGAAGACTTCCCCTTCAAAAGGCGTTATCGTTTTTTCAATGATATTGTTATTAAAGGCTTGAGATAATGTATTAACAGCACCTTGTGCAAGCGGATTATCTTCTATATTCACTGCGTAACCGCTATGACCGATTATGTAAGTCTTAGAATCCTCATCTGCTGTGGTAATCAACGCACAAGTAACCTTAATACTACCCGATATTTTCTGTCTTTCAATAATTTCTCTGTTGGTATCTTCGTACCACCTCATATGTGCAATACCGTCTACGTCGATTCGCACAAAGCAACAAGCTAATTGTGCAACATAAGATATAATATCTCTATATGTTGTATTTTCATTTATGAAATCTTTACTTTGTACATAAAATTTACTATTTGGAAAGGCAAGCGAAGCATAAGGTACTCCGCAGGCTGTACAAGCGTCGCTGAATATCGACAAAAGCATTTGTGGGAATCTCAAGCTTGAATTATAAGGTTTATCAAACTTAGACATTGCGTCATAAGCTACAATCGAAACGAAATTTTCATTTTCAGTAATTTCCTCTGTGTAATAGATACCTTTCTTTATCCATTCGGTCTTTGTTGTACCGTCGTATTTTTGCTCAATTACTAAGCCTATCCTGACATCAAACTTTGCATTTGAAAAATCTATATCAGAAAGCTGCTTATTACTGTTGTCAAGTTCGAGTACAAGCTCTTTGATGATAGCACAGCCTACATCAAAACTGCCCTCATTAGATGTTGCGTCATTGATTTTTAAGCCGTTCTGCATTATGTCGCTATCGGTAAATATTTTTTGTGTGTTATCTGGAAAAGTACATATAACCTTTGCTTTGAAAGTTCTGCCTGACTGCTTAACCAACTCTTTATATTCTGATGATGTATTTTGCAACTATGACACCTCACATTTCTATAAAACTACACGATATATTCGTAACTCTTTGTGTTCCATCAGTCCAAAAGCTGTAATCTGCTGACATATCACCCGTATAGAATCGCCCTGTCATATATCCACCCGACATTATGTCTGGATATGTAAGCATCACAACTGCACCCTTGTTTTTGCAAAAATTTGCAAGCTTAGAACCCTCTGCCCACGAAAGCATAGTCCAAGTGAAGCTTAGAGTGCGTTTCTGTGCAATAATATCCTTTGACATTGAACCGTCACGAGTAGAGCGACCACTCTCATCACTTGATAAGTCAGATAGCTGCCAAGTACAACCTGTCGGAGAACTCATTTCAATACCGTTTATTTTAAACATTCAAAGCACCTCCATAACGCCTATTTTTCCTCTTACGAACCTTAACAATTTTTCTTTCTATAAGCTCGCTATCAAGATATGTATTGTTTACATACTGCGTTTCTTCGCTGTTGAGCAAATCATATATTTTCTGCAACATTCTAATAACCCTTTCATCACAAACAGTCGTTTGTTGAGTTTCCGCTATCATACCTTTCAACTTAGACAATGGTGAAATAACCTCCGGGTCGCTTGAAGCGTTGGGGTTATCACCGACCATAGCTAAAGTCGGAGCAGTCGCCAAGCCACCTTTGGCGAGCTTAGGTATCTGAGGAACAGGAATTTCATTCAGCCAATCGAACGGTTTCCAACCCCAGAAATCCAATCCTTTTATGGTTCTTAAGGCGGTGTTTATGCCATTGAAAGGCTGAGCAACTACCCAGTTTAAACCGTCGATAATGCCGTTTACAACAAATTTAAATGCACTTAGAATACCGTCCTTAATACCGTCAAAGATTTTTCCGCCGATTGAAAATACATTCTTAATGCCTTCCCACGCTCCAGAAAATACATTTTTAAACCAGTCAGTAACATGGGAAAACGCTCCTTGAATACCTTTCCAAATGCCACCAAAGAAATCTGATACGCCATTCCAAGCATTTTTTACACCGTTCCAAGCATTAGTAAACGCGTCACTAAACCAAGTACCGACAGCGGAAAAAGCGCTGCATATACCGTTCCATACTCCGCCGAAAAATTCTCCTGTTGCGTTCCACGCAGTGCATACACCGTTCCAAGCATTAGTAAATGCATCACTAAACCAAGTGCCAACAGAACTGAAAACATTACAAATACCGTCCCATATTCCTTGAAAGAACTCAACTACCGTATTCCAGACGGCACAAATACCGTCCCATGTGCTTGTGAAAAAGCCCGATATTGCGTTCCATACTGTTTCAGCAACGCTGCATATGCCGTTCCAAACTGTTGTCCAACCGTCTCTGAACCATTCGCAGTTGTTCCATAACCAAGTTATAGCTGTTACAACTGCTGTGATTGCAATAACAATCGTACCAAGTGGGTTTGCGTTTAGTACCCCATTCAGAGCCGCTTGAGCTGTTTTAAATGCGTTTGTAAATTTTTCACCAAGCTTCAAACTTGTTATAAAGTCTTTTGCATATAAAAGATTCAAAGCTATTGTTTCTGCTTTATCTTTTAATTTTGCCGCCACAACGCCTAAAGTAGCAGCCTTTAATAGGCCTAATGTTTTTATCAATCCTCCACTTTGTGCAATAAATGACATAATTTCTATGGATTTCCAAGCACCAAAAAATGTTGCTACCGTAATTGCCATACCTTGAACAATTCCTTGATTGTTTTTTATCCAATCAGAAACCTTTTCAAGTGCTTCTTTAATACCATTTAATACGGTTACAATAACTCCGCCCGTCCACTCTGCTATCGGTCTCAAAAAGTTTTCCCATAACCAATCAAATGTTGGTTTAAGTGTTTCAATAACTCCATTGAGAATAGATATGGAATCGGCAAGAATACCAAGAAATATAGGCACAACTTCATTCATAACCCAACTTCCAAGCGGAGAAAGAACATTTTCAATAAACCATAACAAACCATCGCCAACATTCTCCGCAAATGGCTCTAATGCCTTCCATAATTCATCGAGAGCGGAATTGATTTTACCCCAGTCTATATTGGACATCATCTGTGATATTGCGTCTATAAACCGAGGTAAACCCTCACCGAGTACCCACTTACCGATAGGTTTTAAGAAATCATTATAGAAATCTTTTAACCCCTCCCAAGCGAACTTTCCAAGTCTGTCAAACTGTTCCTTTAATCTGCCAAGTGATTTTTTTACAGGCTCTATTGCTATATTGATTTTCTCGAAAACTTTTTTAACATTATCGCCGAATTTATTGTAAGCGTTTTCGTCAGATTTTAAATTTGAAGCTGATGAAGTGACAGGCACTACTGTATTGCTTTTAGTATCGGAAGTTGTTGTATCATCAGATTCACCTGTATCCGTATCCGCACTCAAAATATTTAGCTGGTCAAAGCCTGCAACGGCTTTTTTGAGTTTCTCCGCCGCTTTGGTGCTTTTATTCAGATTGTCAGTAGATTCAGCCGTACTACTCGACAGAGCACCCGCAGAACTTGCCGCACTCGATACGGAAGCCGTTATGGAGTTATTTCCGCCCCAGCCAAACATTTCTCCAAGAGCGTTAGAAGCAGCTTTCGCATATCCTGTAAGCGTTTGAATTGCTGATGTGAGATTTTGCACGATAACTGTTGCCGCTTGTAAGATAGGCTGTCCTATTACAGCAAGCAATTGATTCCAAGCCTCTTTTAAGTTGCCTGTGACATTTTCCCAGCCATCTGCTTCTCGTGCCGCCTGCCCCATAGCACCTGAAAGCTGGTTAGCGTCTTTGACCATTTGCAAAAGTGTAAGTTGCTTTTGCGATTCTGATAAATCCTGAAAAGATTTTCCGTAAAGCTTATTTGCGGCAGTATTTCGAGTTGTTTCTGTACAGGACAAGCCAAGAGCGGCATCGTTTTCGTAGTTGCCCTTTAAAAACGATTTCAAGCTTTCTGCTGTATCTTCAAGAGAGCGGTCATAATATGCGGCACTATCTGCTGTGACCTGCAAAGCTTCTTCCATCATCGAAAGAGCATTGGCACTGTCCATACCCGTTGTTTTGGCAAAGGCGTAAATGCTCGTTCCTACGCCCTGTAAGCGTGACTGAACTATACCGCTTGAATCTGCAACTCTTTTCATAGCCGCTTCGGCGCTTCCTTGTAAATCTCCGAAAGTCTGTTCAAGCTGAGAGTTTGCGGCATTAACGCTTGCCGCCGATTCAACGCAATCCTTACCGAACTTTATAACCGCCGCAGCACTGAAAGCCGCAGCCGCCACGCCTGCTATTTTTTTAAAAGCTCCGCTGAAAGAGCTTTTCATAGATTTAGCCGCATTATCAGCAGTCTTGTTTAAATTTTTTAATGACTTTCTGAATTTAGACGAATCAAGATTCAATTCAAGAGCTATCTGACCTACTATATCACTCAATATAATTCCTCCTTTCATCTAAAAATTGCAAAATAAAAGCGCACACCATTTCTGATGTACGCTTAGCTATTAAGTTTTAAATTTTAATTTTTCGCTAAAGCCAAAGATTGATTATATTGTTCTGCAAGTGCAGTCATCTTAAATTCCGCTGACGGGTCTATTTTATGTACAATATTTTCAAGTTCTGTTATGTCTATTGCGAAAAACTCCTTTCGTTTATTAACTTTATTAACTCTTTGATTATCAAGAATCTTATGCAAATTATTTTCTAAATCTACTGCATTTTCAGAGAAAATAAAACTATGAACATCAAAAGGAAATGGCACACTTGCACTTCCAAGTTCGTCAACTCTTTCTTGAGGGTCTAATCGTCTTGTCATACCTATTTTAAACACATTATCACCAAATGAACCTATATTGCTTATAACATATACATGACCTGCTTGCCCGTTTTGAAGATTAATAATTTCTTCTTTCTTGCTTTCAACCTTTGTAAGCATTTCTTGAAGTTCATTGAGCTTCTTTTGTAGTTTTTCTATCTCATCAGAATTTGATGTTGATATTGCCACTTTAACATTTTCAATTTCATTTTTATATTTCTGTTCTTCTTTTTCAACTTGTTTTTGCTGTTGTTCCAGTATTCTTTTTTCTTCTGCTTCTTGCCTCATTTGTTCTTTTAAAGCTCGTTGTTCTTCTTTTACTTTTTCTTTCTGAACATAATATTCATATTCAATTTCAACAGCTTCAATATAAAGTACCTCAATCTCTGAAATGAATTTTTGAATAGTTGGTGCTATTGATTGATTTCCATTAGCTGATATTTCGTAATATTTCTTTGATAATTCTTTGATACGGCTCTTTGATTTGTCGATAGTACCAAATTTCAAATTTAGCAACACATCTTGTAATTCTGCTTCAAGAGCCAAAACCATTAATTGATATATTGCTTTATTTCCTTTTGCGGTATACCTCGATTCATATTTTTCTATAATTTGTTTTGTATTTTCTCTATTCAGATTAAAAAGTTTTCGCAAAGATGGTGTATCGAGAGAGTTAATGTGCATATCATATACTTCTTGCATTAAATCTTTTGAGGTAACCATAAGTTCTGGAACTACAAAATTTTCAGTATCAATAGCTTTATAAATAGCTTTTAAAGCTGTATTTGCAGACTTTATTTTTAACTTTATAGATTGCAATTTTTTATCAAATTTTACTTCATTTGAACTATATTCTAATGAAGCCGCTTGAATATTTGATTCTAAAGATTCCTTTTCTTTGATAAGATTTTGAATTTCTATGCGAATAATTTCTTGCTGTTCTCCATTTATAGATGTAGAAAGTTTTTCGTAATTTGACTTATAATTTTCCAAATCAGTATAAATTGATTTGTTTTCTAATTGCAATTTATCTATTTGCTGTTGTAAAGCTGTCATTTCTTCTTTTAAAGATAACTTCTGTTTCTTTTCAAACAAATAATGTTTAATTAGAAGTATTAAGCCTATCACAAATGGAATTATAAAAACTGAAAATATAAAAATAAAAGATATGAGCCATGTTTGTAAATACCAAGGCTTTGAAATAATTAATTTATTGTTCTTTGGTAAATTTTGATTTTCGCTAATTGTACTCATTTCACACAACCTCCTGAGAATTTTGTAATTATTTGTCAAAATATTACCATAAATCACAAAATTTTTCAAGAGTTTTGTCAAATATTTTATTTAGCGGCAGATATAAACATCTGTTTGAATTGCTCGAGAGCAATAGAAGAATCCTGCTGGGTAACTTGCTTAGCTCTGCGGTTTCGCCAATCTGAACGGATTTTCTTTTGATGTGCAGTGAAGTACTTTAGCTTTTCTGGGTCGTTTTCCGCTCGTATCTGCACGATTCTGCCAAGCGGAGAATCCGCACTTAAACCACGCAGTAACGAGCAAAATTCGCCCCATTTCATATGTTTGAAGTCCTCTGAATATATTCTAACCCCATACTCCGACAAAAACGAGGAAACTATTAAATCAAAATCTTCTATTATGTCGTAGCAGGGGTCGCTGTTTCCCCCGGCTCTTCACCGCCTGCGACAATCTCAACTGCCGACTGTACAAGAGTTGTGAAGTCCTCAAAATTAAGCTTTAACTTCTTGAGCTTCTGCATTTCTGATTCATCAAAGAGAATATTGCACATATCGCTTATAGTTTCAGGTGTGACATTGCCGTTCAATTTTGGCAGGATTTCAAGAAGTGCTACTGCCTCATCATTCACTGTCAAAACTGTATCCTTAATTTTAATTTGTGGTTTCTGCTCAAAATTGAGCTTATCTGTAATATCAATAATCTTTGCCATAATTAAAACTTCCTTTCTTAGCCTGCTGATGTTACTGTTGGCTTACCTCTTGACATAAGGTCAAATTCGAGTGTGCCTACTGCTGTGCTATCGCCTGCTCCAAGAGCGGTAACATTGATAACGACATCAAGCTTAACAACTGTGCCGTCAGGGAAAGTCCATTTAAGCACAGCATTACAATCTGTACCATTAAGAAAAGCCTTGCCTGCAACAAAATCATTGCCTGTGTCGCCAATATTACGCTTGCCTGATACTGAAATTGTTATAGATTTAGCTGTTTTAAGTCTGTTTGTCCAACCTCCAGCTTCGTATGGTTTCCATTCTTCTACACCATCATCAAACGATACTGAAAAGGTTTCCATATCAGCTATTGTATTTGTGGATTCTTCGCTTGCACCAATCGCAAACTGATTTTCATAACAAGGAAAAACACCTGATGTTATATTTGCCATAAATAATTACTTCCTTTCATAATAAATATCAAATTCAATTACATATTCATAAATGCCATTATCGTCCGTTCCTACGCTTACGGGTTCAGATTGTAATAGCTTTATGAAATATACTTTCGTATCATTAAGCAGAAATGAAGAAACCGCCTCAAGCTGTTCGTATAGCTTGTAAGCGGTTTTCTCTGTTTCTGTCGAGTTTTTATTCCAGTGTATAAGCACCGAAATAGGTTTAATATTATAACTTGATTTACCACCGACAGCTCTTACAGCCTCAATTGTTGATTTACGCTGATAAACGCAAATTGCTTTTTCTTTGTTTGCGTCAAGCTTACCTGAGTAGTAATAGTCGGCAATATTAAACTGTTTAAGCCAATTACGTATATCAGCTAAATAAATCATCTCATTAACCCTCTCATAATTCTTGCAAAAGCTTTATTACAGAAATCTTCGTGCTTTCCGCCTTTTTGCCAATCCTCGAACCAGTGAGCTTTGGCGTTTGGATTCTCATCTTTTTTGAAATTGTATTCAGGGTGATAGTAAAGGCGGCGAGCATAAGGTGTTGAAGACACAATAGAAACTTTGCCTTGATTACTTTTTGATGTATCAACAAAAGTGCTTTCGTTCTGCAGTGCTCCTGTGTTTCTTGGAATAACCTGTGCTTGAACTACCTCCGTATGGAGTGCTTCTGCCGTCTGCTCAAGAGCTGCCTGTGCTTTTGCTGTAATAGCTTTTATTGCTGTTTGATTTATCTTAATTTTTGATGTGACTTTCACTATATCAAGTCCAATCTCGTATAATTGACTGTGCCGTCAGGATTTCGAGCTTTTTCACCCTGATAGATTTTCCGCTTAACTCCATTCACAATAACCTCGCCGTTTGAAAGCGTCGATAATTCAGGAGCAATATCACCGATAAAATAAGCCTGTGCAGATAACTGCACAAGCTGTTTATCGGCTGTAAGAACGGTTTTAGCCTTGTCTTGATAATTGCATAAGGCATTGATTTCAAGAGCCTTTAGCGGTTCTCCGTCCTCACTTAAACCCTCTTGATATACCGTAATTGTAATCGGCGTAGTACATACAGATTTAAGCACCAAGCAAGGATATTTCATCTCAGCACCCCACAGCACAAGCCTGTTGACATAAGCCTGCTATAAGTAATCTGACGAACTATACAGCCATTCTTAACGCAAACACCTGTATTATAATCAAACTGCATTGATACGCCGTTTATACCGTATGATTTAAGCACTGTATCAAGCATATCTGCATATTCATCATAGAACTGCACAATCTCGCAACAGCACTCTGTTATGGTTTCCTGTTGATAATCCGTTAAATTATCAAAACCCTTTCCTATGATTCTGTTATAGGTCAAAGTGTCAATTATTCTGCTTGCTTTACGGACAAGATTATCAAAGCTTTCAGGCACTACCGTATAATACTTTAGATAATCTGCTTCCGTTGCATAATTCTGCATAAATCATCACTCCACATAAGAACAGTAGATACCTGCAAGCTTGTTTTCATAGCAATATGCATAAAGGTTATTGTTGCGGTACTTGAATACATGGCTGTCGCCCTGCTGGTCCTGGTCTGGGGAGAAATACTTGATGTACTGGTCGATAGCACAAACGGCAGCGGACTTTTCAACACAAAGGAAGTTTACATTCTTGCCAACACCAATAAGCTCATAATATGTATTCAAAGAGGATTTTGCAGGAGAGGAAACCTCAGAATAAACGCCGTCACTTTCAGTGTAATACTTCTTGTTCTTCACAACATCAGTGTCTTTAGTCTTTACATACTGACCTTCGGATTTCTTAAAGCCGTAATTTGTAGTACCGTCATTAAGAGTTATTGCAGTATACATTCTTGTCTGAGGTACTTCGATTATGCTCGAAAACTTAGAAAGAACTGCCCTTGACTGAGTTGTATCAAGGTCGTCAATACTTGTTCTGAGTGTCGGAGTGATGAAGAGTATACGACTTTCTGTCGGTACTTCTGCTTCGTCCATTGCGTTTGAGCAAGCACGCAAAGCACTAATAACTTCCGAACCATTAGAAAGCTTTTCAGCCTTTGTTGTGATGCCCTCTGTGCTGCAAATCTTTGCAATTCGTGCGGCATCTGTTTCAGGTACAACCTTAGTACGGATAAATTCGCCTGAAAGCTTTGCAAATGGAGTTTCGAGAGCCTCGTCATTATCAAGTCTATCAATTCTTAAATCCTGAGAACGCTCCTTATCATACTTGACTGTTTCCCACACAAAAGATGTAGAACCCTTTGTATAACCGTCGTTACGGCTAAAATCGCCCAGTCCGTCCATATCAAGCTTAGCAATCTTTATTTCGCCATTACTGCCCTTTTTTACTGTTACCTCATCGCCCTCAAGGATTGAAGTTTTACTTGCTTCCTTATAAACCTCGTCAAGCAATGGAAGATATACTGTTGATAATTCAATATTATTCATAAAATTTCCTGCCTTTCTTAATTTTTAAGTCCGAACGCTTTTCTAAGCATAGCGTTCTGTTTTTCTTTGTCTTCGCTGTTATCGCCGTCAGCACCGATTTTCTGAAAACCACCCTTTGATGTTTCACCTTTTAGCTGTGGAACATCTTCAAGGACCTTGCTTACGACTGATTTCAGTTTTTCATCATTAATTTTTCCACTTTCATCGGTAACGCCCGAAAAATCAGCCAATTTCAAAATATACGGTACCGTATCGGCTGAAATACCAAGCTTGAAAGCAGTAAGCGTTGCTTGCTGATTAAGTCTTGCGGTCAGCTCTGACTGCTTGTACTGCTCAATCTGAGCCTGCATAGCACTAACATCAGGCTTATTCTTTTCCCTATTTGTTTTATAGGTGTTTATCGCCTGTGTTATTTCCTCCTCGGTCATTCCCTGCTGTGCAAAGTATGACTTTAAGGCGGCATTGCTTGCCCTCTGCTCTCTTGCCTGCACCATGCTGTCGAGCTGTTCCTGTGTATAAGTTGCCTGTGTTCCGCCTTTGGCAGCGTTGCCCTCTCCGCTCGTATTATTCTGCTGAGCGTTAGCAGTCTGTTGTGTTTGCTGTTCTGACATAATATTCTCCTCCGTTTTATGCCCGTCGGCTTATTCCTCAGCTTTTAATGCCGTCAGAGTTTTGGGCATTAAAAAAGCACCTTGATTTCTCAAAGTGCTTAGTTTCTTTTTATGAATCGTTCTTCGATAAACCTGCGTACTTTCTCTTGCTTATCCTCAGACAGTTCCTCGAATGACTTATCCAAATTCGCAGTCGTCGTGTATTTTACTTCAAGCTCATCAAGCTTATTTGCAAGTCTTAAAATCTCTCCGCTAAGTTGTATGGTTTCGGAAACATCATATATTCCACTTTTTTCTTGCAGATTTTCAAGAATTTTAATTTGAGATAGCAATTTTTCTTTATACATATTATCACCACCTTTCAGCCATAGAAAAACCGCCCTCAAGGAGCGGTTGAATTAAACTATTTACTTACTATAATAATTTGTTTTAATTATTTCAATGATTGCAGGATTATTACCTGTATATTTTTCTACTCCTAAAATATCAAGTGCTGCTATTGCACTTTCTGACACTTTATTCATCATAGCAATTCTATCATCACTTTTCATTTTTTTTAATCTTGTGATAATTTCATTATCTGAAATGTGCTGTATGCAGCACGCTCTAATTGCATAAATGCAATCTGTCGCATTATCGGATTTTAAATCATTTTTAATCATCATTAAAGAGTTTCGCATACTTTTCATCTCTTTTCTTTATTTCGGCAATTTCATTTTTAAGATTCGTTCTTAGTTCATCTGCAATGTCAGGCCTGCCTAAGTCTTCCGCTAATTTAATTTCAATAGCATAAGCATTTTGTTCCCGTCTAATATGTTCATCAACATCCCATACAGCTCTTGAACCGTTCCAGCCGGCTTCCATATCATCTTTTGCGTGCTGGGCTTCATGCAAATACGCTGAATAGCTTGCGTTAGGAGTAACAGAAATAACACCAGGCTTACCAAACTGCGTTGATTGATATGCTAATGCACCACCAGAATTAGCGTTAATTTCAACGCCCATATTTGAAAGATCCTTTAACAATTTTTCAAGTTCTTCAGGATTTGAAGATTCTGCACTTCCAAAAGCATCAAACATGGGATCACTTCCGTCTTTTTTGAACAGTCCATCTCCTATTTCTATTATATCATTATCGTCTGAATTTTCAACAGTTTTTTCAAGTTCTTCCGCTTTCTTTTTCCACTGTTCAGCCCTTGCACCATAGGCTCTTTTGTTGTCTTTATCGAGAGAGAACTTAGACATACGCTCCATTCGCTCAGCTTCGTTCTGAGCGTAGTTTTGCTTCTGGGCGTTGTTATATCTCTCCGCAAGTTCGTCAAGCTCATCGGCGGTGTATTGGCTGTTTTCTACCGGTGTGCTTATGCCCTCAAAATATGTAGTGTGCGCGTCCTTGCAATTTGGGTGATATAAGCCTTTCTTTATAGCTTCTGACAAAAGCGGATATTTAACGCCCGTAACGGGAGATATGCCGTTCTTGGGTCCTCCACTCCACACATCATCAATGAACACTCTGCCAACGAAAGGAGCACACAACGGACAAGGGTTTCCACGCTTGTTAAGAATGACAGTATATATTCCCCATTCCTGTCGCTTAGCCCCCTCGCCTTGAAGATATGCTCTTTTATTTGCTGTACGCAGTGCCATTTCTGCATAGGACTTGATATTTACTCGCCTACCGTTTCGGTACTGTATGCAGTTGATACCAGCTGAAAGAAAGTCTTTCGTTGCCATATCAACAGCTTTTGCATAAGTTCCTGCACCCGTATTCGCCATAACCTGAGCATTGAATATAACCTTGCGGTATTGGTCATTAGCCATTCGCAGAACGGCAATTTCAGCCTTTTTCATATCGTGAGTAGTTGCTTTAATCAAAGAATTAAGCTTTCTTTCGTTCGTCTTGAAAAACTCTCCTGTTGTTTCAGCCACACCAGTAAATGCTGGCTTGCCTTTGCCTTTGAAACCACGCTTTATAGCTTGTAAAATCTGTCGTTCCTGCTTAGTGCCACCGTCGTTATAGGAATCACTCAAAGCTCTGCGGATATGCTCATTTATCGAATTATACTGCACTGTAAATCTCTTGCTATTCTTCCGTTTATAGACCTCAAGTGCCTTGAGCTGTTCTACCTGCCATTGTGACCATTCTATGCCGAGCTTTGATTCTTCGGCTCTATGACGGCTTAAATTCCTAATCATTGAGGCTATAAGCTCATTTTCGATTTTTTCAAAAGCCTTACCAATATCGTAATCAGACATTTTTTAAATCCTCATTTTTATTGGTTCTTCAATGAATGTTTCTGCTGATTGCTGTGAAACACCCAATGTTGATACTACAATAGAAATTGCTGCACCTCTTGATATAGCACCATCTTTATATGATTGTATGATATTCAATAAGCTTGCAATTTGTGCGCCGTTAAGCTTACTTGTAGCCGCATTGGAGCTGTCATTCAGTATAGGCTCATCTATGTTATTTGTGCTATTGACTGCTAAGCTTTCAGCAGTCATACTGTTAAGCATTGGCTCGTTCATATCCTGCACGCCCTGTTCAGCTTTCAGCCTTGCGACTTCCTGTTCTTTCCATTCGCTGTCTTTGCTGTCACCATAAAGCTCCTCAACACAGCTTTCAGTACTCATAATACCGCCTTGCTTTGCCTTAGTTACTGTTTCAACAACAGCTTCAAAACTTGGGTTAGCATATTCTCCAAAGTTTATAGCAACAGTCGGAGGAATAATATCAAGCTCGTGCCATATCTGATAACCACAGACAACAGCTTTTACAAGCTCCGGCATAAATTCTTCCACAAGCTGTACAAGGTTTCCTCTGGTATATAGGGTAGTTTTTTCTTTTTCTCTCTGTGCTTCGGCATTGTCCATCTTTTTGACATCAATGCCGAGCGTTGACGGCGATATTATACCTTGCAAGCATAAGTCAAGGGCGGTTATGTATGTTTGCAAGTAGCTTTCGTGTGGGATATTAGGCTGGTCGAGAGTGATTTTATTACAGCCTGTTTCAGACATATCGTTATTTGTTGAAATATATCTGTTATCAAAGGCATTAGGTTTAATAATCATACCAGTATCAGGATTTCGAGGTAACAGACATTCCGGTATATAGCTCTTTGAACGAGATGCCCTGAGTGCGTCCATCCACTGTGACCATGCTTCGTCGAGTGCATCGAAATCATCTGTCTTACCGTCAAATATATTGCTTCCTCTGCCATTATACTGTTCACTGTCGCCGAATATACAAGGCACAGCAAGCATTATGTTTTCGTCAAAGGTAACGCCCTTGCCGTCAATCCATTTCGTTTGTTCTATTGAATTAGGCGGTATCTCATCGCCGTTCTCTCTATACAAACGATATTTTATATAACCGTAGCCATAATGTTCCCTAAGCGTGTATTTTTCCTTATTGTCTATGTAATCTGTCACAAATATAACTTCTGTGATTCGCCCTCTGGTTCTTGTATACTCTACATTTTCACCCGGATAAAACTCAATAATCGGATATTCCTCGTCTATGCTCTTGTCAAAGGTAATCTTGAAAGCACCGTCACCAACAACAAGCATATCTTTGATACATTTATGCAAGAGCTTATCGCCCTTATTGGCTTTATATGTATTATCCCAAATTTCCTTTTGAGTGTCGCTATTGATAAAATCAACACCATTAAAATCATTGATGATAATATTCGACAGTGTATCAACTATCAATTTTGGCAAACCTGTATGTATCTTGCGAATTTCCATTCCCTTGGTGCAGCTTGCTTTCCAAAATACTGTTGGTGATACATCAAGCTGATTATAGAGCTGTGATAACTCATAGCTATTGCCTCGATACCATATACGATTTTTAGCAACATTGGCGTAATAATCAAGGTTTTGTTGTATCGTAATCGTGCTTTGCTGAGGCGGTTCTATCCTCAAAAAACTTCTCAACTTATCTCTCACGGTGTTAATCAGCCCCATTTATCTCACTTCCTATCTTTTTCTTATACGGCAGCCAAGCGTACTGCACGCTATTTATCATATGGTCGTTTTTATCTTCGGGAGTATTGTCCTTATCCTCCTGCCAGCTATAAATCTCAAGTTCGTTTATATAGTTTTTACAGTGTTCAAGCACAAAGAAACAGTTCTCAGCGAACCAACCGAGCTGTAAATTGATACGGTCAATAATTGTTGTTTTCTTCCATGCATTAGTAAATGTGTATATACAGCCATGCGACCTTTTGTACTTGTTAAGCTCTGTTATGGTAGCTTGGTCTGCATTGTCGATAAATGCATTTCGAGCAAGTCCCCATTCTTTTGAATTTCGGTCGAGGAAATCTATAAAATTACGAACCGTATCGCTCGGAGCAATCGGAGTTTGAAGTTCGGCGTTATTATATACTCGCTCATCAAGCAGCACACAAACACCATTCTTCGTAACGCCTATAAAGCTCATTGCGATAGTGTCGGGCGACTTCTGCGAATATGCTGTATCAAGTCCTGCGGAATACTGCACGAAGGCTTGTTGCTTTGCCCATTCTTTTGATTTAATATGCCTTTGCCTATCAAAATTGCTGAATACAAGTCCTGTCGCTCTGCCTCTCAAGCCAAGAATTTTATTTTTATAAAGCTTTGTGCCTTTCGGAGCGGCAAGTATTTTTCGTTGTATATCCTCATCAGTCAATGACAAATTATCCCTAAAAGAAAAGAACCAATACCGCCAATTTGGTACAGGTTCTTCTATAAGCTCCGACATTATTTCTTTTGGAACATCTTTAGCATATTTTTGATATGGCCGGGAACGGTTAATAAACTCTTTATAAACCGGTAAATTCGGGTCATCGGGATTAAGTGTTGCAATTAAATAATCATTTCTTGTCGACATTTCTCGCACAAACTCAATATCTGCGGTATTAATCTCATCAATGTACACACAGCCGAACTGAGCACCGAGGACCATTTCCCATTTATCTTTATTGTCATAGCCTAAAACATAAATTATCTTGCCTTCAAACTTGATATGCGGCAGCTTATAATCTTTATCGCCATTGCCACAATAGCGAGCATTGCAGTGCAGGTCGAGTATTCCGTTATCCTGCTGAATAATAGTTTCTTCGGCTTTACCTGTTGTCTTTGCGGCTATGACATGAAGCTTCTTACGGCTTGCTGACACCATACGCATAAACTTAACACCGGCACCAACTGTTGTCTTTCCGGAAGCAGTAGTTCCTTCAAGAAAATCCGCTGTAACATTCTTAGTTGAATTGATAAAGTCAATGTATTTCTGCGAAAGAGGGAAGCTATTCATCAAGTCCCTCACCGCCTAACTGCTTAAAAACATCAGCAAGTTTTTCTGATTGTTCAACCTTTGCATCAACCTTGACAGTGTATTCACCTGTCATTTTATTAAGTGTATCAACTGCCTTTATGCGGTCATTAGGTTCGTTTTCGTCATCTCTTGCAATATCCGACAAAAGCACTTGCCTATCTTTTGCGGTCATTATGCGTTCGTCTTTAAGCTTTTCTGAAAGCTCTCTGATATAATTTGCGATTGTAGTATTTTGTAGTAATTTTGAAGCATTGGTATTAGCATATTTTGCGGAATATCCTGCCTTAACAGCACTCTCAGCGGCGTTACCGCTTTGTGCATAATATTCAGCAAATTTACGCTGTCTTGCATTTAATTCATCTCTCACGGTAACACCGCCTCTCTCTATGTAAAAATAAGCAAAAGAAAAGACAGAACATTGCTGTGCTGTCTTTAATAACAAGCGGACGGATTTCAACCGTCATTGGTGTACTGAAATCAGCTCTGTTATCCTATCGTAAATAGGCTTTTTCGCCTTTCGCTCAAAGCGACAGTTTCAGCCCTGCCAGTTTTCACTCTTAAACTACTTCTTGTTATTATAATAATGCCATATTCTCTTTACTCTGTCAACCATTTTATACTCTTTTTCTGACAGTTCAAATGTGCCCTTTTCGCTATGATTATAGCCTTTATGTGTATGAGGTATAATATAAACACCATTCACCAAATGAGCATTACCGCTAATATCAATTTGCTTGCTACGCAAATTATTTTTGTCATAGTATGTAATAGCTTTCAATTCATTATTATCGTTTACTGTAACATATATTCTGCCAGTAGTCATTGTTTCCATTGGCGTTTTTGCAGATTTACTGTCATTATATTTTACAAATTTAATATTCCCCAACTGATACACCGTATGATACTCAGTACCGTACTTCTTACCCTTATCACTCATACCGCTTGAAGAGCCTCTTCCGCCCATTATTTTGACCTCCTGATTTTTTCCTGAAACGATTTTATATTGATAATATTTCCTGCACATTCCTCAGGAGCTTTGCCATAAAAATTATTGCTTCTGGCTGTAAATGTTTCCATCATTTCGTTGTAACCTTTCAAAAATAACTCTTTTGCTGTTTTATTATTCTGAGTTCCAATGCTTGAAACAGCAACTGTGCTATGCTTTGGTTCTCCGTCAAAACACCATTCAAAACTCTTTTCATTACTCCAACATATCGTGGGGATTACCTCAATGCCATACATCTGCCAATATGCTGCAAGCCAATGTTTGCGATAATGATTATAAATCTGCAACGCTGTCGGATAATCAGCGTAAAGGCTGAAATCAGGCGATAATACACAATTAAACTTTTTAAGCAAATCTATGTATCTTTCAGGATTATTCCATAATCTCATAAACTGATAATCATCAAGAAAGAAATGAATACCACAATCCGTTTTCTTGCTACTCATAGCTTCATTGAATCCAATAAAATTCCACTCAACGGCTGATGTAGGCTCGATTGTCGGAATATCTAACTTACCCTCACCAGTAAATATAGCCCTTGTGCTGTTTTCATAACTGAGTTTGTACCTGTCTTTATACAAATTTCTCACCACTCTTAAAATAACAACACAAAAGCCGCCCTATTGGACGGCTCTCATGCAAAATAACTCAGGAGGTACAAAAATGCAACTCGTATGTGGGTCAGATAACGCTCTGACGGGCGACTCATTCTTACTGAGCGTGTATTGTATGAACAACATATAGAAAGAAGAGCAAGTTGTTGGCGGTGGAGTGCTTAGCATAGTAGCTTCACACTCTCTTCCGCCCTCATCTCACAGCTTAATTATATTTCATTTGCATACTGAAATTCAATGAAATTTACTGAAATGCTTTAAGCTTTTGCCGTGTATATTATGAACTTGGCGTTCAGTGTAGTGCATCACTTTTGCTATCTCTAACCAGCTTTTATTGTTTATGTACCTTTCTGTTAAAAGTATTCTCTCTACTGGGTTATTTATCTGCTTTATCTCATTTCTTATCTGAGATTTTAAATCTACAAGCTTATCAATTTCAAGATTTATTTCATTCTGTAAATCTACAATTTTATCTATGATTCGCATAGTATTATTTTCTCCACCTGACTGTACTTTTTCTGAAATCACAGGACTTGAAATTGATGTAGCCATAAGCTTCAAACTATAAAGTTCTGACTGCTTTGCGTTAATAAGCATATCAAGTACCCTTGCCTGATTCAGATATTCTTTCGCCGTCATTCCAGTCACTCCTTAACTCCAAATACTTATTCAAGTACCAAATTGCTTTTTCAATATCCTCGTCACCGTTCTTGTTCTTATGCCTGTAAAGATACTTGAAAGCGTTGCAGATACAGAAGTTCTGCACTGCCTCTCTGCCCTGCGTTTCAAGCATTACCTCTATGCACTCAAACTTTCCTGTTTCGTAATGCATAGGGTGATTTACATTATCGTTGTTATTCAATGCTATTCCTCCTAGCTTCAAAGAGTACGCGCAACTACTTCAATATTCATTTTGCACTGCCCATATAATTTTTTAGTATGCTTAAAAGCTCTTAAAGCTTTATTCATATTTGATTTTTCCTGACGCAGATTTTGCTTTAGTTCTGTAAGTTTGTTTTGTCTTATCTGAAATCCGTTCGGGCGTCTCCCCGATTCTATGATTTCACTTAAATCAATTACATTCTGACGATATTTAAAGTAATCGCTTGAATACTGCTCAGTTTGTGATTTAAGCTCTGGTAATTGTGACTGAAGAAAGTCTGAAATTTGTTTGATTAAATCTTGCGAACAATTTGAAGCATTTATAAGTTTCAGAAACCTCTTCATTTTCGCTTTTGCGCAAGGAAAGAATCTGTCCATCGCAATAACCATACTTCCTTGTGTATCATTATGCCAATCGAGTTTTAAAGTCTCCATTTTTAACCTCCTTAATCTTCGCTTTCAATGCCGACAGCAAAGCTTCTTGCGTACCACTTTTTTCTTTCAGCGCCTCCATAACAAGCTCATCGGTGCTGTTATCAACCACCAGATGATGTATTATCACCTTGTCTTTTTGACCTTGTCTGTAAAGTCTTGCATTTGCTTGTTGGTAAAGCTCTAAACTCCAGTTAAGACCGAACCAAACTATGTGGCTTCCTCCTGCTTGAAGATTAAGGCCATAGGCTGCACTTGCCGGGTGTGCAAACAATATGTTAAGTTCTTTGTTATTCCACCTGTCTATGTCTTTCGGCGACTTTAATTCTCCGATTGTTAATTTCGTTTTAGCAAGTGCAAGTTTTAATCTATCGAGGTCGTGCTTGAAGTTATAGAAGACAAGTATCGGCTGTCCTTGTGCCGCCTCTACAAGCTCCATAAAAGCCTCTATTTTGCAGTTATGAATTTCAACAACGTTATTTTCACCATAAACAGCTCCGTTGCACATTTGCAGAAGTTTATTCGATAAAACTGCAGCCGTTCCCGCATCAAGATTGTCTTCATCAATCTGAAGGAACATCTCTTTTTCAAATTTGTCATACATTTTTCGTGCTTTGCTGTCAAGCTCCACAGGTACAACCACATCTGTTCTATCTGGCAGCTTTATGTAGTCTTCTGCTTTCATTGAAATGCAGATGTCTGATATTCTCTGCCTGATTTCTTCGGCGGCTTCCTGCTTCTCTTCAAAAGTTGAAAAATTTCCTCCATGTGTATTTTGGATGAAGTACGC